GCCAAAATCTCGACGCTGGCCGAGGAGACCACGCTTCTGACCGGCGGCGATTCCGAAAAGAAAATCCCGCAGATCGCGCGCGAAATAAAGATGCTTAAAAAAGCGGGGCTCGTTCATCCGGCGCTGGCCGATGATCAGAAACAGGCAACGCCTGCCGCGCCCGCGGCGCAAAAAACACAAAACGAGAATGATGAAATTAATGAGGAGGGTGAAGGCGATGAAGATACTTGATGTGCTCACCAGCCCCTGGGCGATCGCGCCGGAAAAATTGGCGGAGATAAAATCGGTTTACCGCGCGCATTTTGCCGGCGAGAAAATCGACTGGAAAAACATCGAGGCCAAAATCGGCCTAGGCTCTGTGAAGCGCGCCAAGGACGCGCCGCTTTATGAAATCACAAACGGCGTGGCCGTGATTGAGGTCACGGGAGTTTTGACGAAAGGACTGTCCTTCTTTTCGTTTCTTTTTGGCGGCACATCCACGCGCGATATATCCAATGCGCTGGACGCCGCGCTTAAAGATGACGCGGTCAAATCAATTATTCTGCACGTGGACAGCCCCGGAGGCACCGTTTCCGGCACACAGGAACTCGCGGCCGAAGTATTCGCCGCGCGCGGGCAAAAGCCCATTGCCGCTTATTCCGACGGGCAGGTAACCTCGGCGGCCTACTGGATCGCCTCCGCGGCGGAAAAGGTTTACCTGTCGGGCGATACGGTTGTGGCAGGTTCCATCGGCGTGGTCGCCACGCACGTGGATTATTCCAAGAACGATGAAATGCACGGCATCAAGGTGACGGAAGTCACCGCGGGAAAATACAAGCGCATTTATTCGGAAAACGCGCCGCTATCCCCGGAGGGGCGCCAGACGCTGCAGGACGAGGTGGATTATCTCTATTCCGTGTTTGTCAATGATGTCGCGCGCCAGCGCGGCGTGTTTGTGGAGGACGCCCTGGCCATGGCCGACGGAAAATTGTTTTTCGGCAGGCAGGCGATTGATGCCGGCCTGGTTGACGGCATAATCACCATGGAGGGGCTTATCAATAAAATGGCCGGCGGTGCTCCGGACATCTTCCGAGCAGTACAAAACAATCAAACAAAGGAGGACACAGACGTGGACCTAAAAACATTTAAAGAAAAATATCCGGATTTATACAAATCCGTGGCGGATGAAGGCCGCGCCGAGGCGCAGGCCGAAGCGGAAAAAGCGATTGCTGAAGTCAAGACCGCGCACGAGCAGGCGCTCAAAGACGCGCGGGCGCAGGTGGACGCGGGCGTGGAAACGCGCGTGCAGGAGGAACGGGCGCGCATCAAGAAAATACGCGCCCTGGCGGTGTTCGGGCACGATGCCATCATTGAAGAAGCGATTGAAAGCGGCGCCTCGGTGGAGGAAACCACGCTGAAAATCGCGGCGGCGGAAAAAACCGTCCAGGCCGGAAAACTCGACGCGCTCAAAAAAGACGGCGAGAAAGTAAAAGTGGAAGTCACCGACGGCGCGGGCGCGGATGAAGCACGCGCGGCGAAGGAGGCCGAAAAGGCCGCGGCCAAGGGCGGGCAGAAAACCGACCTTGCCGGCATGACGCCGGAGGATATCGAGGCGGCCTGTCAGAAGGAATGGGACGCGAGCGAGGAAGTTCGCAAGGAATTCAAGCTTGGCGGCTTCAAATCTTATCTCGCTTTCCGCAAAAACGAAAAAAACATCCGGATTAAGGGCGAAGAATAATACGGGCGATGAGCCGGCGGTGAACGGCGCGAAAAAATAAAAAAATAAAAAAAAAGGAGGGCTTAAAAAATGGCCTTATCAGCAGATACTCCCAGAGCTTATGAGCAGGGCGATATCAACGTGCTGCCGGTGGCAGCCAGCCAAACAATATACGAAGGGTCGGCGGTAGGTTTGTCGTCCGGGTACGCGCGCGCTTTGGTCGCGGGTGATGAATTTCAGGGCTTTTGTGTCGAGAAAGTGGTCAACGCCGTAGCCACAAACGGCGCCGCCAGCGTAAAGGTGCGCGACAAGGGCAAGATGCAGGTGACATTGACCGGCGTCGCTGTGACGAACGTCGGCGATGCCGTCTATATGTCCGATGACGGCACGTTCACACTGGAGGATTCCGGCAATTCACTGATCGGCAAAGTGCACCGCTATGTCAGCAGCAATACCTGCGTGATTGAATTCAAATCCTACAATCACTAATCGCGGGCGGGAAAATTAACTTTATGACGCGCGCGAGGCGGTGACTGACCGCGTTGTCTGCAATACAAAAAGACAACAGGAGGAAAATAAAATGGGTTTAGAAACTTTAGGATCACGGGCGATTATCGGTTCGTTTTACGCGGCCCTCGAGGCTTATCAGGGCGCGGGCTGGGTCGGGCCGCTATCCATGTATTTCGGCAATTCCGACCAGGAAACGGAAACTTATAAATGGCTGGGGATGTCGCCGGCCATGCGCGAATGGGTCGGCGGCAGGCAGGCCAAGGGGCTGCGCGCCAACGGCATCGACATCAAGAATAAGACTTGGGAAGGCACGCTGGTGCTGCCCATCGACTGGATCCGGCGCGATAAGACCGGCCAGATCAACGTGCGCATTCAGGAGCTGGCGGGGCGCGCTGCGGAACTCGACAGCAAACTCCTCTCCAATCTGATCATCTCCGGCGCGGGTTCCACTTACGGCAACTGCTACGACGGTCAGTATTTTTTCGACACGGACCACTCCGAAGGTGATTCCGGAACGCAGACCAACAATCTGGATGCCTCCGATGTGCCGGAGCTCGATATTACCGCGGCGGCTGCGCCGACCGTGGCGGAAATGAACGCCGCCATACTGGGCGTCATCCAGCACATGTACGGTTACAAGGATGACCAGGGCGAGCCGATGAACGCGCTGGCAAAATCGTTTCTGGTGATGGTGCCCATCAATATGCTGGGCGCGGGCCTGGGCGCGGTTTACGGCAAAATCATCAACGCCGCCACCGGTGCTTACGATAACGTGCTGGCCAACGCCGCGCGTGAGCAGGGCTTCAATGTGAGCTGTGTGGCCAATCCGCGGCTTTCGACCACCACCGAGTTTTACGTGTTCCGCACCGACGCGCCGGCCAAGCCCTTCATCCGCCAGGAGGAAGAGCCGCTGTCTGTAAGCGCGCTTGCGGAAGGTTCCGATCACGCCTTCAAGAACAATGAGTATCTGTACGGCGTGAAGAGAATCTGCAACGCCGGTTACGGTTACTGGCAATACGCCGCCAAGGCAACCACCAGTTAAGCGTCCGCGTTTAACGGTTTAAACAGGCGCGCCCCGGTAAAACGGGGCGCGTTATTAAAAGCGAGGCATTATGGTTAAAATTAGAATGATTCTCAAGCAGAACTGGCCGCTGGCGGGCAAAATGCGCCGCGAGGGCGAAATCCTCGCGGAAGGCGTTTCGGCCATCGACGGCATCACGCCGGATAAGATTCTCAATGCCTTCCTCAATGATGTCGTGCGCGTGGAAATTGCGCCCGCGGACAGGCCGCCGGCTAAAAAAAGAGGCGGCAAAAAATGACCGCCCGGATGATTGTCATACTGGGCACGGCGCCGTGTCTGGAAGAGGATCTGGAGAACTTCCGCGAAATTTCCGCGGCGGCGTTTCCGGAAGCGACCGGTGAAAAGCGCTACGATTATCTGGCGGTGGGGCTTGACTGCGCCGACCGCTACCTGGGGCATATCGATCACGCCGTATCGTATCATGCGCGGGAATTCACAAAGCACGTGAAAAATTATGTTACCGTGCCCGGATTTAAAGAGCGGCGCGCCGCGGCGGGCGGCAATCTTGATTATCAGACGCACACGCACTGCCGCCCCGAGCTGGGGCACCGCGTCTGGCCGTATTTCGCGCCCTCGGGTTCGTCCGCGATGCTGGGCGTCGAGGCGTCAATCGGCATGGGTTACGAAAAAATCATCGTCTGCGGCTGTCCGCTTGAAGACAGGGGCTACGCCCATTTTCAAAAAGGCTGGGATGTCCGCTACGACGCGATAAAAGAAAAGGTCCGGGCGATGTCCGGCTATCCGGCAAAACTTCTGGGACTACCTACGCCCGAGTGGCTGGCCGCGGGAGGTGACGCATGATTACCGCGATCACGCCTACCGGAGACCGCCCTGAAGCGTTGGCTCTGTGCCGCCGATGGATGGCCGCGCAGACATTAAAGCCCGATCAGTGGCTGATTATCGATGACGGCAAAATCCCGGCCAATATTGATTTTGGGGAATCTTATATCCAGTATGTCCGCCGCGAACCGCGGGCTGATGATCCCCAGCACACGCTGGTGGTCAACGTGGAATGCGCCTTATCTTACGTTCTGACAGGATTTTCTTTATCGAAGATGATGAATATTACGCACCCGAATACATCAAAACAATGAACCGGCAGCTTGATGATTATCAGTTGGTAGGCATCGGCG